CAGGTCATTTAAAGTTTTAAAAACTGCTATTGTTTCTTCTGGTATTGGCGCATTGGTTTTAGTTTTGGGTGAAGTTGCTTCAATGACAATGGATTGGATGGATAGTTCTGAAGATTTAGAAAAAGAATTAGAACAATTAACTCAAAAAATAAAAGAATACAGGGAAGAAACAACTAAATTAAATACTGCGATTGATAGTGCGGCCCAGAAAGACATTATTAGAGCTAAAATAAGAAAAGCGACTGATGCAGAAATTCAACAAATTGAAACTGATGCAATAAAAGAAAAACTTAAGAATTTTATAAAAGAAGAAAGCATCTTAAAACTTTTAATGGCAAGATATCATGATGATGAACAAAAATTAGAAAAAATTAGAGATTCACTTGCAGAAGCAACAAGAAATAGATTACAAGCGAAAAACGATTTTGAATTAAAATTATTAGATAATCAATACGAAGCGAAGTTAAAACAATGGGAAGAAGAACAAAAGATAGAAGCAGAAAAAGCAAAATTAGAAGCAGAAAAAGCAGAAGAAAAAGAAAAAGCTGACGCCCTTAGAAAGCAAAGAGCCGCAACAGAAAGACAAGCAGCTTTTGAATTGCTGATAGCTAAGAAAAAAGTAGATGCTGAAGAAACAATCAGCCAACAAGAAAAATTGGCTAAATATATTGCAATAGAAAATTTAAAATTGCAGTTTATTCTTAAACACCAAGATTTAACAAAATCGCAAATACTAAAAAAAGAATTTGAAACTGAACAAGCAATTCTAAAATTGCAACGAGAATTTAAATTAAAGGAATTACAAGAAAATAAACAGCATCAACAAAATTTAGATAATATTAGAAATGAATTTCTTAATGAATTAGAAGCTGAAAGCGAAATATATAGACAACGATTTTTAACTGACCAAGAAAAAGAAATTGAAGCAGTTGAAGATAAATATTTTAGATTAAAAGAATTAGCCATACAACACGGTGAAGACATTACTGAATTAGTTGCTAATGAAGAAGCAGAAAAAAAAGAAATTAGAGAGGCAGCAGCAGGACAGACTAAAAAAGCTGATGGCGATTTAAATGATTTAAAAATTCAAGCTGTTAGAGATACTTTAACAACTATAAACAATTTAGCCATATTATTTGCAGGTAAAACAGAAGAACAACAAAGGAAAGCATTTAAGTTACAAAAAGGAGTTGCAATAGCAGGTGCTATGATAGACACTTACCAAAGTGCAGTAAGAAGTTATAATTCTTTATCTGGTATTCCTGGAGTTGGTCCGATATTAGGGTTTGCAGCAGCGGCAGCGGCAATAACAGCAGGTATGGTTAATATAAAACACATTAGAGAGCAAGAGTTTCAGGGCGGTGGTTCAATGACTCCGTCTACAGCGAGTACATCAATGGGTGGAACAGGGGCAGAAAGCCAACCACCAGCTTTTAACGTGGTTGGACAGTCAGGTTTTAACCAGATTGCAGGAGCTTTAGGTCAACAGCAACAACAACCGATTCAAGCTTTTGTCGTCAGCGGGGATGTAACTACAGCACAACAATTAGAAAATAATATAATACAAACAGCAACTTTTTAATAACAACATTTTAACAGCAACATTTTAAAAAACAAAAACAATGGAAATTATAGAATTATTATTAGACGAAGAAAACGAAGTAAGTGGCATAGATGCCATTTCAATCGTGGAGAATCCTGCAATAGAAAGCGACTTTTTAGCATTAAAAGCACAAGAAGTAAAAATGGCACAAGTTGATGAAGAAAAGAAAATACTAATGGGAGCAGCCTTAATACCAAACAAGCCAATCTATCGCAAAACGGAAGAAAAAGAATACTATGTTTATTTTTCAGCAGATACTGTACGCAAGGCAAGTGAACTATTCTTTCAGAATGGAAACCAAAACAACGCAACCTTAGAACATAGCATGGCTTTAAACGGATTAAGCGTAGTTGAAAGTTGGATAGTAGAAGATAAAGAAATGGACAAGTCTAAAAAATATGGGTTAGATGTGCCAGTAGGGACATGGATGGTTTCAATGAAAGTTAACAACGATGAAATTTGGGAACAATATGTGAAAGAAAAAAAGGTTCGCGGATTCAGTATTGAAGGCTATTTTGCAGACAGAGCAAATGTAAAAGATGCTAAATTAATTAGTGATAAAGAAGCGGAAACTAAAATAGAACAAATTATAAACTTATTATCATGAGTAAAAAAAGACATATTATAAGTAATGCAGAAAAAAGCAGAACATCGCCAAAGAGTAGTAAAAGGGGCTGTTTATGTAAGGATAACACATACCATGTTGATTGTTGCGATGGTTCTTTAATGGCGCAGGGAGTGGGTAAATCACAAGCTTAATTAAATTTATTTTAAATTATTTTTAAAAAACGTATAACAAATTCAATTTTTTTTTATTTATATAATATGAAAGCAAATGAAATGTTGAACAAAATTAAAAGCATTGTAGGAGTGGAACTCGCAAACGATGTTAAACTTAGTGAACTAATTTTGGAAAATGGCACAGTCTTACTTGCAGAAGCTTTTGAAGCTGGAAACTCAATTTTTATAAAAACGGAAGAAGAACAAATTGCGTTACCTGTTGGCGAATATACATTAGCCGATGGCAAAGTTTTAATAGTAGAGCAAGAGGGTGTTATTAAAGAAATTATGACAGCTAAAGTAGAAGCGGCTGAAGAAGCAATTACTGAAGAAGTTAAAGAAGAATTAGCAGAATTTGACCCTGAACGATATGTAACGGTAGAGGATTGGCGAGGAATGGAAGAACGAATTGCCAACCTTGAAGACGCTATTGCAGATTTAAAAGCTGATAAAGAACCAAAAGAAGAAAAAGTGGAAGAATCAGCACAATTAGAAAAGCAGGAACTTTCTAACATTGAACCTATTAAACATAATCCAGAAACAAAAGCGGATTCAATATTTAATTTAAAGAAAACAAGTTATCCAAAAACTCTACAGAATAGGGTTTACGAAAAACTTAATTAATAATATAAAAACAAAAAAAAGATGGCAACGAGTTTGACAACAACCTATGCTGGTGAGTTTAAAAATAAATACATAGCAGCGGCCTTACTAAGTGGGAAAACCTTAGACAATGGTGGAGTAACAATCTACCCAAATGTGGCGTTTAAAGAAGTGATACAAAAAGCAGCTCTTGGGAGTGACTTTATTGTAGATGCAACGTGCGATTACACAGATGCAGGAACGCTAACATTAACAGAAAGGATTCTGGAAGTAGAAGAATTTCAAGTAAACAAAACAGAATGTAAAAAAACATTCGCTCAATCTTGGCAATCAGCAGAGATGGGTTATTCAGTATTGAATCAAAGCCTACCAAAATCATTTGCGGATTTTATTGTTCAACAATATATTGCAAAAATTGCGGCAAAGACTGAATCTACAATCTGGGCTGGAGTGAATGCTACAGCAGGAGAGTTTGATGGCTATACAACTATAGCAGGAGCAAATATTGGTTCTTTAGCTGGTGGTGCTATTGTAGTTGGGACGACCGTGACGGCATCTAACGTGATTACAGAATTAGGAAAAGTTGTTGACCACGTTGCAACAAATACACCTGAAATTTTAGATAAAGAAGATTTAAGAATTTATGTTGGAAACGGAATTTTCCAAGCTTACGTTAGAGCATTAGGTGGTTTTGCATTAACTGGTTCTGCTGGTACAAATGATAAGATGACACAATGGTATGATGGTGGCGGTTTAACTTTTGATGGTATTCCAATATTTTTAGCACCTGGAATGCCTGCTAATAAAATGATATGTACTCAAGTTTCTAACCTATTCTTTGGATGTGGTGTTATGGGTGATTTATCAGAATTAAGATTGATAGATACTGCTGATACTTTGGGTGACCAAAATGTAAGATTTGTAGCAAGATGGAAAGCGGGAGTACAGATTGGTCTTTTAGGTGAAGTAACTTATTATACCTAATATTAACTTAATAAGGGGGCAATAGCCCCCTTATATTAAAACATAAATAGACATGGCATGTGATTTAACACTTGGACGTAAGGTACCCTGTAAAGACATCGTTGGTGGCATCGTGAGGTGTTGGTTCGTTGACTACGGAGACCTTGGCGCAATTACAGAAAGCAACGATGAAATAACTGATTTAGGTGGAACGTTTACTGCATTTCAATATGATTTGCAAGGAACAAACAACTTAGACCAGTCGTTAAATTCGTCACGAGAAAACGGAACAACGTTTGCAGAACAAACATTAACATTAACTTTTCCAAAAATGGAAAAAGAATTCCATAAAGAACTTAAACTTATGGCATACGGAAGACCGCATGTCGTAGTTGAAGACGGAAACGGGAATTTTTTCCAGTGCGGTTTACATAATGGAATGGAAGTTACATCTATAGCTGCGGCTACTGGGACAGCTTTAGGAGATTTATCAGGATACACGATTACAATGGTTGGAAACGAATCAACTTTTGCTAATTTTGTTGCTGGTGGAACTTCTGCTGCACCATACTTAGGAATGAGTACAGCGACTATAACTTATGTAACTGGAACAAATAGCTAATACACTTAATATCATAGTTTAGTGTGATTCATATATATAGTTAGTTTAGAAAAGGGTAGGTTGCTAAAAAGTTACCTACCTTTTTTTTTAAAGTTAAAAACAAAAAAAATGCAAATTCTTACAACAACTGGCACACGATTACTTAACTTTATAAGTCGGGAAACAATTAGCGGAAGCAAGGTGTATAAATTAATTATAAAATCTGAAGAATTAAACAAAATCATTTTAACTGATACAAACGCTTCTTTTAGTAGTGTAGATTATTATAACACTTATAGCACTACACAAACGTTGGTAGCGGCTAACTTTTATACAGTTGAAATAAGTAATACAACGGACAGCACTTTAATATTTAGGGATAAATTATTCTGCACCGACCAGAGTACAGCTACATTTGAAATTAGTAACAATGTTTATATTGAAAAATCAACTGGAGATAACGAATATATTTTTGCATAATGGA